GGAATCCATGGGCCCGGGATGGCCTCGGAACGACGGTTTCGTTGTCGGCTACGCCATTGCCGTCGATGGATGGTCTGGATATTTTCCGGTGGCGCATCAGGGTGGTGGAAATCTGGACAGACGAAGAGTGGAGAGATGGATCGCGGACGTATTGGCTTACTCTTCCGATAAGGTTATGCATAACGCCGCTTATGACTTGGGGTGGTTACAAGCAAGTGGTTTTAAGGTCAACGGACGGATCGTTGATACCATGCTCGCGGCCCCTATTCTTGACGAGAACCGCTTCAGCTATGCTCTCAACTCCTTGGGATTCGACTACTTACAGGAAGTCAAGTCAGAACAAGGTCTCAAACAAGCCGCTGCGGACTTCGGAGTTCATCCAAAAAAGGAACTTTGGAAACTACCCGCCATGTATGTGGGAGAGTACGCTGAACAGGATGCAGCGCTCACACTGAAACTGTGGCAAGCCTTCAAGATCCGCATGCGTCAGGATGAAGTGGAATCCATCTTCAACCTCGAAACAGAGGCCTTCCCTGTCCTGCATAACATGACAAGCCGAGGCATCCGCTTTGACCGGACTAAATGCGAGCAACTGATCACTCAACTGATTGCCCGCGAGAAACAAATCCACAAGGACCTCAAGTCACTTGTCGGATCCAACGTCGATATCTGGGCCGCACAAAGCATCGCCTTAGCGTTTGACAAGCTGCACCTTCCCTATGCCAAGACCGAGAACGGCCAACCGAGCTTTACAAAAGGTTTCTTGGATGGCTGTGAGCACCCGATTGCCAAGATGATTGTGGAGGCGCGCGAGACCAACAAAACGCACAGCACCTTCCTGCAGCCGTACCTGAACTTCAGCGCTAAGACCGGCCGTATTCATCCGCACGTCAACCAGATGCGCTCAGATGATGGCGGCACCGTTACAGGACGTTTGTCCATGGCCAACCCGAACTTGCAGCAAGTCCCTGCCCGCCACGAGATCATCGGCCCGATGGTCCGCAGCTTATTTTTGCCAGAAGAGGGCGAGATGTGGGCATCAAACGACTTCTCTTCACAGGAGCCGCGCCTGCTCGTGCACTACGCCAATCTGCTCGATTTACCCGGAGCCGAGAAGATGGTGGACGCCTATCAGAACGATCCCAACACGGACTTTCACCAGATGGTTGCCGACATGGCCGGCATCAAAAGGAAAGCTGCCAAGACGATTGGCCTTGGCTTGATGTACGGCATGGGCAAGAACAAACTGGCAGCGCAGCTTGACCTGAACCTTGATGAAGCTTCCGAGCTCATCGACCAATTCCACAGGAATGTCCCGTTCCTGAAAGGCACAGTCAATGCCGTGATGAAACGGATCGAGCATCCCGCATCAGGCGGATCCATCCGCACCCTGCTTGGACGCAAGTGCCGGTTCCCACTTTGGGAGCCGATGGAATGGGGTGTCAATAAAGCGCTGCCCCGTGAGCAAGCCATCATTGAATACGGCCAACGGATCAAGCGCGCAGGCACCTACAAGGGCTTGAACAGATTGATCCAAGGGTCTGCTGCTGACCAGACAAAGGCTGCCATGGTGGCCCTTGCTCGCGAGGGAATCATGCCCATGCTGCAAGTTCATGATGAACTGGCTTTGAGCGTCAAGACAAGGGAAGAAGCGCAGCGTGCAGCAGAAATTATGGCAACGTGCGTGAACCTACAAGTCCCCAGTCGGTGCGATGTGGAAATCGGACCCAACTGGGGAGAGGCAAAATAAAAGGCCCCTAGGGGCCTTTTTTACAAGCGGTATCTATCTCGATTGATACCCAGTTTGCTTTTCAGCCAATACCAAAAAGCTTTTCGCCAATCACTGGCCAGATCATCTATCTGCTGCTGCAGCCGAGCGTTCTCCAACAGGGCTTCAGTGTGCAAAGAACTAACCAGATTAAATGCTTTTGTTTCCAGCGGGGTCATCTAATTCTTCCTTCCAAGCGATCAGCCACCAACTTGGCATAACCGGCAATATCTAGCCAGTGATCAACCACATCAGGATTGCCGTTCACAATGCGGCCAATCTTGTGGATGATCATGTCCATGGCCTCGGCCTGATCATGTGCCAACGTCTTGTCACGATTGTTCAGCGCATTCAGTACAACACGTTTCAACATCTGCATCACTTCAGCGCCCTCGATGAATTTGCCATACTCCACGGCCCGAGCGTCAAGGGTCACATCTACCTCGTCAGGGAAGTCAAACATCTCGATTTCCAGTGGTGCGCTGCCGGCAGCGCCCTGCTGTGCAGGGGCAAGGGTGGCCAATTGCTCAGACCTTTTGGGGAAGTTAAACCCTTCCTTCCTCATCGTGCAGCGCAATCCGTAGACGGCTTGTTTCATTAAACCAAATCGGTTCGATATCTCATTGACCGAGGCGGCAGGATTACTCTCCATAAACGCCCTCGCACGTTTGGATCTTGATGGGACTTTACGTTTAGTTGCTTTCATATCAGACTCTCCTCATATTGCGATAAATCGCGTTGGTTGGGTTTTGGAAATAACTTTGGGTCAAGTCTTGTGAAAGGCCACCACGCCATCAGTTGTTTTTGACTCAAAGGTTTTTGGGGCTGCTCTTGGGGTTGCAGCTTCTTGTGATGTTTTAAAGACTTCATAATATTTCTTAGGCATCGGTGCCTTCTTATCTAACAAATTCCGGAGCCATTCCGCTCCGCCTAATTGGTTGAGAATCATCCAATGTCTATCAGACATCCTCACCTGTCTTCCTCTCAGTGGTTCTGGTGGTTTTGGTCTTGGCATGTTGTACAAGGTTCCTCGTTGTTACTCGTTTGGTCCAACAGCAAGCGCATATCCATCTTGCTGCACTCATTTGAATTCCACCTTCCGGTGGCCTCATCTCTTCACATTTATTACAAAGTTGATATTTATGCAAATGCTGTTTGCTCCCCAATTGCAAGTGTTTGGTTGTAAAACTCACTTTTTCATATTCCTGATGTGTACAGTAAAACTGCCTATGGTATCTGGGCCAAAAGCTTTCATCTTCTCAATTTCCTTGGCCACCTCTTCAAGGACCGCGTTGCGCTGCGATACCGATACAAAAATATCGTAGTAGTACGGCTGCCCCTCGATGTCCCGCAGGATTTGCTTGCCAAGGTTGCTGTGCTTTTCAACAGCGTTGAAAGCTTCGTCCTCCTCACTTGTCCAGTCGGTCATGATTTCTTCTCCTCTATGTTGTAAAACCAATCGTCGCCCGCGGACCATTTGCGCGTGCCGTCCACTGTCCACAACCTCTGCGCAGCTTGGAAGTCAGGAAACTTCGTCTCAGCAGGTATCAAACTCTGGTCATACCAGAGGCACCGATTGTTGGGCTGACAGGCAAACTGACCGTTGTCCAAGGCCATAAAGTTAAAGCTCTTGTGCTCCTCGGCCTGCTCCGTAAACCCCGTGTCCAACTCCATCCCGTCAGCACAAAAGTCCACAGTGAATAAGTACCTGCCAAAATGCCATTCCTTGTCCTTACCCAAAAACTTCACGCCAAGATTGCGCAGGCCAATCTTTTCAACAATGGTGAATTGATAGCCCATGCAATCCCATAACTGCAAAGTGTCAATGGGCAAATTACCATGGTCCGCGAGCCACACATATGCATGGATCGGCAGCTTGTCATACAGCGCCCCGTAGTTAGGCAGCAGGGATTCAATCCTGAATACCTGACCGCGCAGCGCCTTAAGACTGACCCAAATGGCCGGCTCCAACTCACCGTGGCCCTTGTGATCGTTGTACAGAAACTCACGCTTCACAAAACACTTCATGGGCGGCAGTGATGCCACGATGTAACTCATTTGTTCTCCCTGTTAAAAAACCATTTCCATCTGCGTTTCTTGGCAATCAAAACAAGGCAGTTCTTGGCATACTTCTCGACCGATATGCCAATCTTCTTTGCAAGCGCCACTTCCGTGGCCGACAAAGTCATCTTGCCTACCCTGTTCTCATTCCTTACCTTTCTGACTCTCATCCGTCTTTCTCCTTGAGCTTGTCTTTTGCCTGTTCCATCATCAATCGATAGATCTCGGGATCCTTCTCTTTAAGCCGCCCCAAAAACAGTGGCAGCCATGTTTCATCCGTGGGCAAATTGCGCATCAACTCACCTAGTTCTTTGTATGTGGTCATCCGTTCTTCTCCTTGAGTTTGGCTTCCAAATTACGAACAATATTTTTAACGATGGCGTTTTCTGTTATCCAATCAGGTGGAAAACCCATGAGAAGAATCATCTTGTCTACTTCACCATCCGTCAGCCCAGTCCATGTGCGCTTTTTAAGACGTTCAATCTCTGCTCGTAACTCAGCATTGATTTTGTGTTCCTCAATACCTTTGCGGATTAAATCGCTTGTGACTTGTGTTTCGCGGTGCTCCCAATCGCTGTACAGCATATTGGTTCTAGCAAGAAACTCAATCTTTTCGTTGAGGCGTTTAATTTCAGCATCCTTGTCGTAATAACTAAGGGTGCAATCGTCGTAATTTTCACAACAAGTATCGACCATTCCATTGGGGCAAGTGGTTCTTTTCATTTCTTCTCCTTGTTAGGCCACTCAGCCCAAAAGATTGGTTTGCCAACTAAATGTTCTTTCTCCATCACCATCTCAACAAACTCAAGCGGTGATACTTGAACAGGCTTTTGCTCTTGATTTGTATACAAAGGCCACACCTGACCAAGCGGTGTAAACAAAGGGCTGTCTTTGTCTGTGCTGACCATGCCGTTAGTTGGGTCGTACCATGCTATTGGTTTCATGCCTTCTCCTCATACTTATTGCACTCTTCCAACCAAATAGGGTCAAAGTTCCACGGCCAATGGAACCAACCCTTCTGTGCAGCACGTGCATTACCAGAGATCAAAGCCTTGGGCTCCAAGCATTGAATGTGATGCGTCATGGGCAAAGGATCGCGGTTCACGCATTTGTGGCAATCAGGCCGAAACCCGTCCACAATCTTTTGAACGTCCTCTGGTGTGTGTTCACGCCTCATGCTCGTCCTTTATCTTCTGACGATTGATCATGGCCTGCATGGGATCAATGTCACCCATCAGCACATCAAGCAGCAGCCGGTCTATTGCTTTCAATTGCTTTTCCAATGCAGCATTCTTAGTAACAAACTCCCCGCAAGCGGCAACATATGGCCGCAGCAGTTCCAGTTCTCTTTGTTCAGTCATTTCTCGCTCCTTTGTTTAATCATGGCATCGGCCATGGAATATGCATCCATCGACAAACCTTCCATCCACCCGTGAGGATCAGTAGCGTCCAAATCCTTCGCCAAAAAATTAGCCACCAATACAGGCATAGCGGCTGCAGCAAAGTAATCGCGCAAATCCATCCCTTGGAATGGTTCGCCCCATCCGTTAAACCCTTCATTCGGAAACGCGGGCTCATTTACAAATGTCCGGTTATTTTTCATACAACGTTCCTCATCTCTTCAAAATAAATAGGCGCATCCTGCTCAATCCGAAAAATCACATCCGGATGCAAAACCCCGCTCAAGTCAACAGAACTGTTAGGCAAGAACACAGAAACCAATGTCCACACCTCCGGATAGTCCGGCTCCAACTTCAAACCGGACATAGGCTCCACAGAGCCAACCTCTGCCGGCTCATACTCAAAGAAGCACTTAAGCGCCAATCCAAGCTCGTCACATTCATACAAGAATTCGTACATGGTTATCCTTTCAATATCGTAAAAATAGTTTCTGTAACGTGCATTTGTTATCCGATCAAAGTTATTAAAAGAATTGCCAACAAGGCAGAACCAAGGATCACGGGCCACGCAGGTGCCGGTTGGTGAATCGATCCCGTACCCAACAACGCTGCCTGAATGATCTCCTCGGAATACGTCATCTCAGGAGGCGGTGGTTGGTACAACAAACCAATCTGCACCTTCCCCGTGTTAAACGGAGTCAAGCGCTGATTAATCCGATTGACAGAAATAAAATCGTTTGCATTAGTGATCATAGGATGGTCCCTTCATTGCATTCTTGGCCTTCATCGCATCGTTATAAGCATGCTCAAAACC